CCGTTCGGGATGAAAAAGATGAAGATGCGTCGCTCAATCGCTCGACTTGAATGCCGCGCAAACGCTCTAAACGACGCGCTGATGCGTTTTGATTGCTGGATGGTGTGATGACAGCGGACATGGGTTTTGATGCGCTAGAATCGAATCGGTCGGACGACCTAGTTTTGACTGCGGATTGGTGGCCGACGGGACATCTAACTTTCTACGCGGTGAAAAGTTCGACTAACCTTTTGATTTTTCGCTCATTCGCTCGACGACCGGATACACATCGTAGTCCTCGCTGAGTTCGACCGGGACGACGCGAATCCGCCCTTGCGTGTACTCGCCGGGATTCAATTCACGCGCCGCACGCTCCGCATCCTTGCGCGAGGAGAATTCGACCGTGCGGTAGCTGACGACCTTCTCCTTCATATCGGACCAGCCAATCGCGCCGCTAAGTTGGACTTTGTAGACTGGCTTCGCGAACAGATTGCGGCTCATTGGCCAACCTCCTCATCGCTGACCAACCCATTGCGCTCCAACTGCTCAATCGCGCGCTGGAGATAAATCGCGTTGTCCAGTGTCTCTTCCAGCGCATGACGCAGCCACGCGCGGAGGGGAAGCGGATTGTCGGAGACGGTCGTGCCGTATTTTTCTATGCCGCGCATCTGGCGCTCGGCGATTAGCTGGCACACGCGGAGTTCGGTGCCGCTGAGGTAGGATGCTGGATCTTTCAATCGACAATGTTTCCTCGTTTGAGCTTTTGAATGATGGCCTGAGACTCGGAAATCATCTTCTCGCGCAATGCCTTTCCGGCCAAAGTCTTGTCCGCGTACATCTGGGCGTAGAAAATTGAGCTGTCCAGCAACTCAGTCGCGCGAAGCGACAGTTCCAGAATTTTCGCAGTCGAGAGGAGAAGTCCACCGTCAGGATCATCGGCATGAAACCTGTCGGAATTGGCAATCTCTTTAAGATGCTGGACCGGATTGATTTGATCTTTGGGAAGAATCACTTGGATTCCTCCTTTCCCTCGCTATTGATGCACTTAGAAGCGGAGCAAAGCACGTCGCCGTCTTCGCGCTCGATGATGAGTTCAAGGATTTGCGCGCCATCCTTCGCGATGAGGCTACAGATATGTTTGTTGTCGTCGTAAATGCTGAGCGGTGTCGCGCCGGATTCTTGCTCCTCGCCGGTTAGGATGGCGTTGAACAGGTCCACGATGGTCTGGGCGTTCTGTTTGGACTGGATGGTTAGTTTCATTTCTTTGCTGTTGTTTGACTAATTTCGAGAGAGGAAAGTTTTCGCATGACGCGACGACCGTAGGCGCGGGAGGATGATCGCTTGATGGCTTTTGGCCCACCTTGCCAGATGCGCGCCAGCGATTCGTCGCTGAGATTGCGTCCGTAATGCGAAAGGTATGCGTTGGCGATGAACGTCGCGACGGCTCGATTCGTTACCTGTTGGTGCGCGTAGTGCGTCCCCATGATGCGATTTACGTCGCGTACCATAATCGGCTTGATCTGGAGCGCGCCAAGCTCGCCGTGACGGCCTTTGGCATGATCGTTTCCGTGGGATTCGATTTGAATCAGGGCCGAAAGAAGCAATGGATGCATGATTTGATGCGCGATTGAGTGATTTTTATGCGATTTGATGCGCGGGGGATGTTTTAACGGGTTTTCAGCCCTCTTGCCAATACTCGGTTTCCTTTTGCCAATAACCTATTTCGAATTGCTGCTGGTTCACGTTGACCAGTCGCGTCGATCCGCACCGGCAAGTCTGCTCGATTGTCGTCCAGCCGTGAGCGCGAGGATTCGGACGATAGGAATCGACCGGACCAGCGAAACAGCGACTGACAAAATGTTTCGGCTTATGGGCGTGCTTCATTGGTTGTCCTTTCTCGCGAACCACACGACCGCCAAATCGTTTGACCAGTCGATGCGCGTCGCGCTTGGCATTTCGACCTTGGAACGTGTACTCGCTTCGACCGTAAAATGCCGTCCAGTAAACTTTCACGGTTGTCCTTTCGCTTTCGCGATAATGGCGCGAGCAAAGTCTAAGTCGTCGTCGTCGGCCATGGGATGCGCGAGGCGTTCCAGCGCGGAGAGAAGATCTGGGGCGGATGCGATTAAATGGGCGGCGGCAGGATCGAAAGTCTTCGCGTAATGGTTGCCCTGATTCGTGATGATGACGAAAAAGTCGTCAACTTGCGTGATTTTGAGCGGGAAAGGTCCGGGGGTATGGGTTTTCATGGGTTCAGGCGTTGGTGGTTTCGCGCTTAAAGGTTTCGGCAAACGACTGACCTTCAGATTCGCCAGTTTCTGTGCCTCCGAATTCGATGATTTCGCGCTGACCGTCGTCGAGTTGGCGCGTGAATGCGTCCCAATGTCCGCGAGCGTCGCAATGCGCGATATGGCATGAGCGGTGCAGCACGCCGGCAAAAGCGGTGAAGAAGTCCTGTCGAACGGATTCGACGGCATCGTCCATTTCGATGGCGCGGAGAAGATCCGCATCCATGCGGGACAGGGTCATTTGGGGAAGGATGACTTCGACGGCGAAGTCGCGTGCGTCGGCCCAGATTGACTGGTAAGCGTTCGTTCCTAGCCACAGGGAGCCGTCCTGAAATAGATGGTATTTGGATGCGTCTGATGATTCGTCTTCGCGAAATGAGTCTGCAATATCGTCCGCGAAAGGCGCGAGAGTTTCGATGAGGTCTTGTTCGTCATCCGATAGAAACGAATCCATGCGGTAATTTTGTCGGATGTAAGCAAGCGCGGATTGCGGGAGCCGGTCAGCGTGAAACGATAGCAGGATCGTCTCGCGTGCAATGATGCGTTCAAGGATGGGGAGCAATTTTGGATTCATGATTCGTGATTTATTTTGAGGAGGACTTATGGCCTACCCTTTCGCAGCACGCCTTGCGGCATGATGCGCGTAGGATAGGTCAATCAGTCGAGACTTGACCAGAGGGCGGAGCCGCGAAGGCCGCTATAATGGACTTCGTAACGCGGAGGATTGGCAACGCCTACCTCGCGCCAAAGGTTAAGTTGCTGGCGCGCATAGGCGACGGCTTCCGATTCGGTTTTTGACCAGTGGTCCAATAGCGGTTTTGAGCCGCTCGCGAGACTTGTTTTCATGACGTAGTAATTCATGGATGCGCGGGGATAGATTAAGTGGTGAAGATATGCGCCATGCTGCCGTCGGGGAGCGAACCGCTGACAAAGGAGCGGTTCCAAAAATTAGTCTCGCGGGGCGTGCCTTTCGATTCGTCTTCGTCAAGGAAACGGAGAACTAAGGCCATCACCGCCGCACGGTGGATATCGTCACCGCTTAAACCGTAGTCCAGTGGAATGGTGATTGAACCACGCGCACACTTTGCTTTGATGCGGGAGCCTTTGGAGTCAGTCGCTGACAGGTATTTTGTTTGGATTGATTGCATGGTGTTTTGTTCGTGTTTGATTGAGTGGATTGAGACTTAGAAAGTGCAGCAACCGCAGCATGGCGCGTCTTCGCAGCGTCCGCGTGCATTGCGCGTGCCTGTCCAACCGGATGAGAGTTTGACGCAGACTAGATCGGTGCTTTGGGACATGCGGCCGGTGCATGCGTTGCAGTCTATGCGCCATGCGCGATTGCGTTTGGTGACGGTTCCTAAGCCGACGGGAACGGTTTCGTGACATTGTACACACTGGCCTGAGTATCGGTTGATCATTGGGTGCTTTGGTTTGGGTGCTTTGGATTGAGAGTTAAAGACACGTTGCAAGCCACGCTTTCACATGGCTTGGCACGTTGCTTTAACCGACAACGAAACCGCTTGTGTCGGTCTTTGCTTTGCCCTTGGCGGTCAGGCCGACGACGACACCTTTAGGATCTAGAAAACGAAGGTCGTTTTCGTCACCATTGATGACCGTGAATCCGTTCCAATGCGTCGGGAGTACTTTGCTGCGGAAAACGACCGCCACATTACCGCCACGTTTGAGAATTGAAACGCAGTCGTTTTCGTTGGTTTCTGAACGGGAAAACGTGAGGTTGTAATTCTTGGGCAAAGTACCGTCTAGGAAGGCGAACATGCGCGCCACGTTTTTTGTGTAGTCGTAAAATTGAACACCTTTGAACGCTTGAATGATGCCTTGACGCTCCCATCCAATGTCTGACGTACCGTTTAAACGCACCGTTGGCGTGGCGTTTTCTTTGGTACACTTGGCGACTAATTTTGACACGTTCGATATCAGCGTGGCCACAAAAGCGTTTTTGTTGGTGACGTAAAAACGTGTTTTGTTGATGCGTGCTGTTTGAACGCTAGTGAATGCGCCACGTCCTGCAGAATACAGACAAGCGGCGCGGCATGCTGGCGACGCATGCGGACAAACATTTACGACACCGGACACCGAAGCAGGCGCAAGGTATAGGATTCCGGTACGGTAGCCTTTAGATTGCCCTTTGACGGTCTTAGCGTTGGTGTCGATGGATAGGAGGTTTTTAGCCATGGGATTAAAATTGGGATTTGAAGAAAACGAAGAAGAAGGCGTAACCGGCGACGGCGTAGGCCGTGGCCACGAAGAGGAAGGAGAGGAGTTTGCGGCGCATGGGATTAGTAGTTTTCAATGTCGTACTTTGCGTTTCCAAGAAAACGGTCTTCCGCTTGCAAGATAGTGTCTGCCTTGTTCCGGCTGCCGAATTGCCAAGCAACGTCAACGTGCATTTCGTCGTCAACGGTTGAGACAATGCGGTAACGGTACTGGCCGGAAGGAGTCTGTTCGATTTGAAGTGTTTTCACGGTTTGAGCGGCAGCGGATTGGCGTTGCTCCAATTCTGCGCAGTAAGCTTCGGAAGCGGCCATTGCCAAGTGGATTGCCATGGCGGCGGCGGCAGGGTTGCCTTGCTCCGTTGCGATCTTGCCGAACGCTTTGGATGCGGCAGATAGGTTTGAATGGCTTGTCATCTTCGTTTTCGTTGGTGTTTTCTGCGCCGCCCTTGCGGTACGTTCATTTTACACGCTACCAAAGAAGAAAGAAGATTTATTTTCATTTATTTTCAAGGTAGGCGGAAGGCACGGAAGACAGGGGGAAAGCAAGATAAATCGAAAGAAAAGTGAAGAAAAGTGAAGTGAAAAGCCCCGCTGTCCTTACCCTACTTTCAAATCAAAGCCCGGATTTTAACGATAAAGTGGCGTACAAGATGTAGTGGTGTCGGATTTTGGGTATACTATATGTAGTGGTGTCATAAGACTTGCTTAGAGGTACCTTGCAAAGCAAAGTAGCGTCGTGACTCAAAAGGAATGGAACCAAGCAAAAGCCCTTTACCTGTCAGGTAAGACTTGGAAGGCAATTGGAAGCGAATTGAAACTAAACTTTGCAACCTTGACCAGCAAAGCAAGCAAGGAAGGAATCACCAAGGTGAGGAAGGAAATGAGGAATACTATTTCCCATAAAGAAACGGTTTCTATTGAAAGCCTGTCTGCAATTGTTCGAAGCAAGCTTGCCGCTGATGCGGCATCAACATTGGAACGAATAGACTCTTACGACCTAGACGGGATAAAGGACGAATCAACACGGGAGCAAATCCTCGGGAGCGTGGCGAAGCGATCAGCGCTTGTGTTTGGATGGAGTGAAGGTAACGAATCGACCAGCGTTTCAATAAACCTCCTTGGTTCAATGCCTGACAAATTGTTCCACGTGGAACAGAGCGTGAATCCCGTTTGAAGTGAATATAACTAGTATTGTGCAACGGTAGGTAACTTATAGTCAGGATAAGTAAATCTAATGGGGCAAAAGGATTGTTTTTCCTAGGATTGGCACGCTTTGTGAGGCAAAGTAGGGCACCCCCTTTTAGGGGCGGCTTCGTTTACGATACCCCCCTCAAAAATTTTCCGTCTTTTTGACCATGTTAAGTAAAATTAAAATTGGTCAAGTTATTTCTCTCAATCAAGCTGAAAGGAAGTTGGCCCACTTTGTGGCTAAGAATCGCAACGGCAATAATCGTCATTTCAACACTACGAACTTAAAGATAAGCACGGATGACCCTGCGACGGTGGATCTGGAGGGCGTATGCGGCGAGATAGCCTTCTGTAAGCTATTTAATGTCTACCCCGACATCGACACGGATCGCGAGCCTCCGCATCCGCTCTACGACGCGATTATCCCGCCCATCCCACCGGGCATTCGCATCGATGTAAAGACGACCAAGTACGAGCATGGCAAGCTACTGGTCGATGCGCGCAAAGGCTCGAAGACCGATGGCGTGGATTTCTACGCGCTGATGACGGGTCAATTCCCCGGTCCGTATACGTTCCGGGGATTCATCGCGAAGGAGCATATCATCCAGCCGCATAGAATCGGAACGCTCATCAAAGGATTCAAAACGTACATGGCAGATCAGAGCGAGCTAACGGACGAGGTAACTATATTCTAATTGACTCGTGTGGCGCTATTATGCGTCATTCCGGGCATCGACCCTAAGCAAGGCGGAGGCTTGGTCAGCCATCGCAAAACTGTCTAAGCGGCAATGACGCTCCGCATCGGTCAGCGCGTAGGCTAGTCCGCCGTCGTTTGATGGATGGATAGAATGGCCTACCAAATGCAGATAACGTCGGTTTAATTTTTTCTCAATATGGCTTGTCCTAATGTCTTCAACGCCTTCGCTGTAGCGACTGAGTCGCTCGCGCAGGACGTCTATAAACGCGCCTCGTATCGCTCGATGTGGCTCAATATGATTGAGCGCGGAGAGTATCCTCAAGGTACTGGCTTGACCCAGACCTCGTACAACACGACCAGCATCGAGCCGACTTCGGCTGAGGAGTGGTCGGCCATTACCCTTGCGAGCGGTAACCCCGGCGACAACGGCGGCGCTTGCGATGTCACCTATAGCGAGGTTCCGGTTGGTTTTAATTCCGTCACTTGGAGTCCTGAGCGTTTCGCGCTGAAAGGCCCGTTGCTGTGTAAGGATGACCTGACCTATGACCACCGCGTCGAGGCGTTCTTGCGCGTGTACTTGGAGAAGCTCTCGATCCGCGCTCAGCGTTCTTGGGAGACTCGCTATCAGAATACGTTCGCAAAGTTCGCGATCAAGGCTGTGGCCGACTCGTCCTTTACTCAGGTCGAGACGATTCCCTCTGGCGTGAATGAGTTCCCGTGGATTCAGACCGGATCGGCTGGTCAGGCGCTCAATCAGTCTACCTCTGAGTTGACTCAGGAGATGCTGGATGTCGCGGCTGCTACGCTGATCCGTAACGGTGCTACGAATCCTGATAGCTCCGGTTTCATCTCATACAGCAGCGATGGTCCGGTATTTCCGCTATATATCGGCTTGGAGGCTTCGCAGCGTATCGCTCAGAACAACCCGGCGTTCCGCGATGACTTGCGCTTCGCTGATCAGGGCAGTGGCGCTGGAGCGGAGTTGCTCAAGCGGATCGGTGCGAACCGGGTGATTAAGAACTATCGCCATGTGCCGAATCTGTTCCCGCCCCGCTTCACTTATGCCGGTGGCAAGTACACGCTGGTTCAGCCCTTCACCAGTTCGAGCGGCACCAAGGGTACTGTGTTCAGCGTCAATTCGAGCTGGACGACCGCTCCGTACGAGGCTGCGTTCATCGTGACTCCGTATGTGTTCAAGAGCCACATCGTGCGGCCCGTGAATCGGGTTGGCGATCTGAGCTGGATGCCGACCAACTACATGGGCGAGTGGCAGTGGGTGACTGGTGCCTATAAGTTCAATACGGACTGCGAAGATCCGTTGGAGAAGAAGGGTCAGCATTATGCTGAGTTCGTTCATGCTTCGGAGCCTATATTCACCAACCAAGGTATGACCATCATATTCCGTCGCTGCACCGGCGCGCTCACACAGGTCATTTGTAGCTGATTTCCTCAGCAAAACGCAAGAATCCGCAGGTCCGAAAGGGCTTGCGGGTTTTTTGTTGCCATCGTTCAGTTTTGTCCTATTTTTACTCCGCATGGACAACGAACCAAAACGTGGCGACGTACGCGAGGATGGGCGTGTTTGCTGGGGTTACACTTGGAAGGACAAGGATGGAAACAAGCGGTATCAGTGGCTAACTCCTGAACGATTTGCGGAGAAGATGGCCAACGATAAGGAGCGTCTGGTCAAGTACGCCGCTGAAAACACGGCAGTTATTCGGCTCAAGCAGGCCGAGAAGTACGAGAAGGGCAAAGAATACTACAAAGCCAAATCGAATGAAAATCATGCCAAAAACCGAGAGCGTAACAACAAGCGGAACTCTGAGTATCAGCGCAAAAACGCTGAAATTCTAAAACAGAAGCACAATGAGTACCGCGCCAATAATCGAGAACGCGCTCGACGCTGGCAAAAGCGATATAGCACGGCAAACCATTCCAAGATAATCGACAAGCTCCGTGAGCGCCGCCGGAACGACCCAATGATGCGGCTCAAGGACGCCATTCGAGGTTCGATTCGTGCGTATATTGGCAGTAAGAAGACGCGACGGTCGGCCACGTTCGAGATTGTCGGCTGCACTCCCGACTTTCTGCGTGGTCATTTGGAGAGGCAGTTCAGGGATGGAATGACGTGGGAAAACTACGGTCCGTACTGGCATGTCGATCATCGCATTCCATTGGCCAGCGGAAATTCGCCAGAGGAGGTTATGGGATTAAGCCACTGGACAAACCTGCAACCGCTGACCGCATTCGAGAACATTTCCAAAGGATCAAAATTGGTGTTGCCCGATGAAAGTCCTGAGCTAGGGTTGCATCGGTTGAATCAATAGGTTGAATGTCTTGTAAAGCGCCTTATTGTGAGGCACCCCGTCACTGGCCCGAAAAGTTAGTGGCGGGTTTTTTATTGCCCGTTATCGCTTAGACATTGACATCCCAATGGGTCGCGTAATGCTCCCCATATGCCGTCATTTACGATTCCAAAAGGCGTAGAAATCCCCGAGAACCTTGCGGAGGGCGAAGCGTTCCAGACTATGGCAACGATCCTTCTTGGCAAGAATGGCAAGGCGGAGGTCATCGAGATTGATGGCATGGCCATTCCCGGATACGAGAAGAAATCCAAGGGCAAGAAGCTGGCCGAGCGCGGTGAGGAGGAGGAGATGGAGATGGAGGAGGGTGCGACTCCCGGCGGCGGTGGATTTATCGCCGAGGTGATGCAGCGCGGCGCTGGTCCGATGGCACGATAACCGATTTTCCATAGAACGATATGCCAAACATCACATGCGACGAGGCGGCAACGCTCATCAACGAGGCGGCGTCGCTGGGATGTCGCTCACCGTGGGAGGTTGAGTTGGCCAAGCTGGCGCTGGAGAACCGCATTGCGACGTATCTTCAGGGCGGCGGCGCGACACGCGGTGCGTATCGGTCGGTGGCGACGAGCGGCAGTGTGGTGAGCGGTGATTACTTTCTGGCCTGCGATGCCACGGCAGGAGCGATTGTCCTGACTCTTCCCCCGGCGGCGTTGGCTGCTGGTCGTATCTACGTTTTCAAGCGCATCAATGCTGGCGCGAATACGGTGACGGTCGATGCGTACGCGTCCGAGACGATTGACGGAGCGGCCACACATGTGCTGTCCCCGCAATGGAATTCGATTACCATCATTTCGAACGGTACGGCTTGGTTCATCACTTCGCATCCGTTCTAAAATATCATGGCAAACATTTCTTGCGCCGATGCGGCCACACTAATTGCGGAGGCTCAGGGAGCTTCGTGCATGAGTCCGCGTGAACGCATTCTGCTGGAGATTGGCCTACTCTGGGAGGCGGCGACTCTTGGCGGAATGGCGGATATCACGGCAGATAACACGGTGATAAGCGCGGATGTGACGAGCATCACGGCGGACATGACCGAATTTCTGTAGGTCAACGAAACATTCATTTAGTCATATATGTCAAAGCAAACCATCAATATCGGCGCATCGCCGAACGACGGAACGGGGACGCCGCTGCGGAC